AACTCATTAACGCCTTGATACCAGCATATGTTGTTCCAGCACCTACAGCTGCTCCTGGTGCGTTACCGAGTGCAAAACCAGCACCTGGTCCTGTCAGTGCGGCAGCACTCATACCAACACCAGCGGTGTTAGAGAAGTTTGAAGCATTTCCTCGCATCTGTAAACCTTCAGCCGCTTTCGCGATTTCTTCTAACTTACCAAGTGTACCAATATCATCATCGAACAAAATGTTGCGTGATCGAGGGTCCATTTGATTCCAGTTTGTCAAGAATGTATTGGGGCTGAACATATCACCAGCTGCACCCTGTGCCGCATCTTTTGAAAGACCAAGATATTCAGCCGTATCACCAGCGAATTGTTGCCATTGCTCAGGTGTTGAATTTCGCTTTAACATAGCGATACGATCAGGATTTTTAAGACCTTGTTTAAAGAAGTTTCTACCAGCTTCGTTTTGACCTTCAGCGAGTTTCTTCATTGCTGGTACATCACCACCATCTACCAAACGGGCCGTTTTATCGTAAGCATTTGCTTGGTCAGACATTAATTTTGTGAAGTCATCACCAACACCAGCTGATTCCGCAAGTGCTTGTGTGTCCTGTGTAATAGCTTTGTAAATTTGCTTACTTTGACCACCTTTTAACGATGGTTGATTTGTTCTGCGACCCACATTTGTGCGGAATGACCGTAATTGCTCATATGGTACAAGACCAGTATTACCAGCCATCTCATCGAGAATAGATAATTCTGTTTTTAATGCACCTTGTAATTCAGGATCTACACGAGGAATCATATCTTCAATTGCTTGTCTTGTTGCGCTCACATCAACACCCGATGTTGGCCCAATTGCTTCCATGAGTGCGTCTTCACGTTTGCCAAACTCACCTTTAAGGCGATTTAAACCAGCTTCAGACATGTCACGAACTTGCTCACCAAGCATAATTTCACCAGTATTGGGTATTGCACCATCTGGTCGTGCTTTAGCTGCTGTATCGGTCATTATATCAGCAAATTCATCCATTTGCTGGCTTTGTACCCTTTTAGCTGCTGTACCCAATACAGGGACAATTGCAGCACCGTTTTCAAGTTGTGAGGCTGTTTGATTACCAACAGATCCAACAGACGGTCTAATACCGACTTTTTCCATCGCCTCAAGTGTTTCCATTCCACCTTCGCGACCAAGTGTTCTATTCACAACCTGTGGCCCACTATACGCTAAAGAACCAGGCGCAAGAGCACCCAAAAATTCACCCATAAAACGAGCAATTGGACCAGCATCTTCTGGCACTAATTCACGACCCGTTGCTGCACCACCAGACGCTAATACTTCTGCGCCAACAGCAGCTTTGGGGGCTGCTTGGACTGGCGCGTACATTGCTGCCGCTGTTTTACCAACTGCTCCTGGCGCAAATTTAGCAACCAGTCCAGCCGCCCCTAACGAACCAACACCAAGTCCCACATCTTCAGCAAATTGTGAAGTGCGTGGGTAATTTGGGTTTGGATTATTGATCCCACCAGTTTCATCCATTCCTGGATAATGCTCACCAGCAAGTTCAATTAATGGATCTTTTGATGGAAATATTTTTTCAAATGGTGTGCCCTCTGCCATCTCGTCAATAGATCCCACGCCCTGTTCACCAGGAAGTAAGTTAACGAGTTGTGGTGCACGATTAACAATGTTATATGGTGTTTCGACAACTTGTGTTAAACCACGATTGATACTATTTACAGCATTTGTTGCGTACGGAATAACACCGCGTTCTGATTTTTTTTGTCGAGAATTACCCAATGCTTGGCGCACGTCAAAATTCTCACCAGTTGGTTGTTCTGGTGATCGGGTTCTGTTTTTTTCCAAAAATGTTTGAAAATCACTCATTAAAGCCCCAATTGGTTAGCGCGTAAAGAAACAGCTTGTTCAATGTCGTCTGGTAGATCACCTTCAAAGAAGTTAAAAACACCCTCTAAATCTTGTGCAGATTGTGCGCCTTGAATATCGGCAATAGTTGGTACACCAAATCTTTCTGGTCCGTTACCTTCACCATGCACAATGTCATTATATGTGTCTTTCAAGCGCATCAGATTATAGCGCAGTTGTGGTTCAGATTGACTTTGTGCAAGAGATCCATAAACAGCCTGTAACAATCTGTTTTCAAACTCAGATACTTGCCCAAGTGCACCACCAGTGGGTGATGCTTCGCGCATTGCTTGTAATTTGTCAAATCCAATATTTGCCTTGATACCGTCTAATATCTCACCAAAATCGTGTGAATCAGTTCCTGGTATTTTCTTCATAATTGTACCAGGAATACCAGTTACGGGTGCTGTACCAGCAACGGTCATAAGAGCGCGATCAATATCGTTTGTGACAATATCACTTTGGATATTTTTCAATCTGTCTCTTTCCTCAGATGCTCGCTCATTAACTGGTGATTCTGGCAACGGTGTAACTGTTGTACCACCTGTTTGGAGAGGCACTTGTGAACCAATTTTCTCAACATAATTTTGTGTTTCCTCATATGGCGGTATTCCACCATATTTTTCAACTTTACCCTGACCAGCGTTATATGCGGCAAGAGCAAGTGCTTCATCACCACCATTGACACGCTTCATTGCTTCAAGATAGTCACGACCAAATCTCATTTGTTCTTCTTCAGGTGCTGTACGAGGATCTATACCATCCCATCCCTGAAGTGGTTGCACACCATATCCTGGGTCACGCGCTGTGTCTGGCATAATCTGTGTTAAACCACCAGCACCAACTGGTGATAATGCCATTGGATCTCCACCAGATTCTTGTTGCACCAATGCTTGCATCAGAGCGTCTGACACACTTGATGGGCGATTACCCATTGGCACACCCTCTGTTGTGATCACACGACCACCAGCTGTGTCAATTTTTGATTCTGGTGCAATACCCACACCATATTCTTCAATAGGACGCGCTGTGACACCAGAAACAATCTGTTTTGTGTCACCAGTGTCAACTTGAATATTTGGTCGAACATATGAATCAAATACCTGCGCAGTTGGGCTATCTAATGAACCTCTATACATGTGATTTCTGATTGGCGCAGGGAGATCTAACCCGTAATCACCAAGTTCTTGAAGACGCGACATTTCTGCATTTTTAAGATCATAATTGCGAAGTTTCGCATTATTGACCTCATTCTGCAACTGTATCTTTTGTTGTTCCGCAGGATTGGGTTTGCTCATATAATGCTTGTACAAAGCACCAACAGCTTGATTAGCGGTATTTGCCCATGGGTTTTCATTTTGTGGCATATTAAAATCCTCCAAAGGCTTTGCTGAATAAACCTTGCTGCTCAACAGGAACACCAGGACCAACACCACTAACAGGTAGTGGACCTTCGACTGTTTTGTTAAAGAAAGAAGATCCTGGATTTGCTGCACCATATAATGACAACCCTTTACCAGCAGCACTCACAATCGCAGGAAATGCGCTAGGTGCTTTTTGTGAATTTGTTGCAGCAGCACTTATTTCAAGTGGTAAAAGACGTGAATCTCTTGTTGCTGTGTCTGCGATGTTTCCAAATGCTCTTGTAAATTTATTTCTGTCTAAACCTTGATTAAATGTCGCGCCTTGGAAAGAGTTAAGTCGTGCAAAATTATCAACGTCACGGTCTGTTTCTGCACCAGCTTCTTCAGATGCTCTCTGACGAGCAATAACCACGTTTTTAGGTGCAGATGCGACAATGCCTTGTTGATAATCAGGTGTTGTGCGAATTTCACCAAACGCTTGTTTGATTCTTCCCGCTTCTTCATCTTGGCGTTCTGCGAAATTATCAGCACCTTGATTATTGATGTTTTCATTAAACGCTGCACCAGCTTCATCTTGGAATTTTTTCTGACGGATAGTATGTGCTGTATATGCGCCCTCTTTAGCTTTATTTGCGCGTGAGATATTCTTGTTTTGCTCACGCTGTTGCAAAAACGTCCCACCTGCTGATAAAGCTAATCCTGCTGCTGTTACTGGATCACACATTTAATAATTCAAACCGATTAAAGTTTGCTCCTGTCTTTCCTATTGGTTGTGGTTCTCCCATATTAAAACCCAACCATGTTAACCATCTTACACTGTCTTCATTCTTACTAAGAACGTAATTGAAAACATATTCATAATCTTTTATCACTTCCTCAAATACGGCCTTATTTCTAACCGCAAATGATTTGGTGTGTTTGTGAAAATCTGGTGTCGCTAAAAGCCATATAAGTCCTGTTTTAGGATATTTTGGCAACGGTGTGACACCGAACATACAAACTATTTTTCCATCTACCACCCAAACTTGAGACTTATCTAATTCAGGCGTTCCTTCTAAAACCTCTCTTACCGTTTCCCCACTAAACTCTTTTACTTCTTCCTCATCTTCTGGTCTGACGTTTTCAATTAAATACTCAATATCATCAGGCTCTGTTTTTCTTACTTCTTGTTTAATTGACATTATAAACGCTTCTGTTTCCACCACTACCGAAGGATTGAACACCGTTCCCTTCTGAATTGAATTGCGTGTTGTTTCTTACAGCCGCTGTGTCACCAATATCTGCAAAGAAATTAGAAAACACATTTGCTAAAGGACTTGACAGTGGTGCTGGTTGTAAACTTTCAGCAGCAGAAGCAGCAGCTGTCGCAGCATTACCTGGATCAGCAGATGCTCTGTTATCTGCATATAATTGAGATTTACGGTTGTCAATAGATCCGCGAAGATCATTTACCGCGCTTGTTGCATTACCAGTGATTGCCAATTTTTGCTGATCATAATATTTCTGAAGATCTGCCAACTGTGTCGCACCAACAGACCCCGTTAGATTACCCGATTGGGCCAAACGAAGTGTTAACTTCTTGTTTGCGTCGGCAAATTGATCGTCGAGTTGTGGGTTGTAATAATTTGTATAATCATTTTGATAACCACTGAAAAAATCATCATTGAAGTTAGAAAAAGCTGAATCAATGCTTTCTTGACCAGTCGCGATACGCGCCTGTCTTGCCGCTTCTTCTCGTCTTGCTATTTCAGCTGAATTATCTCTTGATGGTTTACTTCCGCACATGCCTAATTACTTTCAATATCTTGATAGTGCATGGCGAGTGCAGAAAACGTAGCCTGACCTGCTTTATTACAGGAAAGATTTACAGCAAACAAAGGTGAGATACCTGTCGCACCATATTTCGGTTTACCGTAACTTGTTCCTACCGCTGTTCCTGCTGATATAATTTTTGTCTCATCATCAGGATCAGGTAAAATAGAAACACTCCATTCATTTATAGCAACAATATCAAATCCCTGCAAGTCTTTAAAGCCAGCTGGATCATTTGCACCAAAATATGGAAGTTCAATTTCAACAGGATCTTCACCATCACTAGGGTAAATGTCATTATTTGTTCCACCATACAGATATAGATAGTCATCACCTTCAGAATCTGTCCCACGTGCGTAAATTCTCTCACCGATACGGGCGAAACCTTTTACTGTGAAATCAACTTCATAGAACGACCACGCTGATATTTTTGCTGATGGGAAATAAGATAAAACATATATTCTGTTATCAATTGCAAGCCAGAAACGACCACTGATCGGCTCAATAATACCGAACGCACGAGCCACTTCTGCCTCTGTAAGTGTGTCCATGAAGTCTCGCACATGTGTGTCAATATTTGTCCCAACATCGCTCACATAAGCAGCATTAGATGAATCACGCGCTTTAATTGATCTAATACCAGAGTTATTCAAGTAAAATACATCGTTGTTACCATATGGTACAACTGATTTAGGTGCTATTGTTCCTGTGTTACGAAGGTTTTGAACAAAAACATTGGCTGCTGAACTCTCTGAAATGGACCACACACGAATGTTACTTTCGGAAAAGATTGCCATCAATCCCTGATATTCTTCAGCAACAACAAGTGTTTCTTGACCACCCGTTTGTGATGCCATGTTAATAAATCCATAATCAACACCAGAAATCCACTGCGATGGTGCATTTAATGACGAAAAATACAGGTTTGAAGAAGCCGTGGAATATAACTTTGACTTATATGTTAAAACAGATGTCCCCGTACCAGAAGATCCACCTGTCACAGTAAAAACTTCATCACTACCAATTGTGACAGTAAATGAATCAGATGTTTCAAACGTACCACCAACTGTAACAGTGTTAATTTCGGGTTGTGACGCACCAGCTGCTTGTGTTTCAACTATGGTCAAACTTTGGTCAGAATTTGACCCATTGTTCGATGTTGCCACAGAAATATCATAATCAACGTCGTTTTCTTCACCAGTGATTGTGATTACAGCACCACTAGAAGATGCAGATACTGTTGGTGATTTGTTGATAGCAGCAGCCAACGCAGAAGCAACCGCATCGTTATCACCAATATCAGAAGATAATGTGTCCCAATCTGTTACCCTGTCTGTGCCGTAATAGTGATAAATATTACCGTCTGTAAATTCAACGATGGAGTAAAGCGTTCCATCAAACGCATAAGCATCTTTCACAGACCGAATGGCTGTTGATGGTGTCGGATGCTGGATTAAAAGATGTGTTACACCTGTTGGGACATTACCAGCTTCACCAGCGTCAAATCCTTGAGTGTAAAGAATATCATTAATGGCATATAAACCATCTGTTGTTGAGGGGAATTTATTGCCCACTTGGACGAACTTTTTTCGACGCTCAACATCACCACCACGCGTCAAATGCGCATTTTTGATTGTCCAGGCAGAACCGAGTTCACCTACCGCGCGAGATGCACGTTTTCGATCCATACCAAGTCTGACATTTTGCATTTGGATATACGGCATATTAACTCACTATGATTTGTGTCCCACGTGTGTGCGTCGGTGGTGTTGATCTTTGACCAAGACGGACAGTGCGTGAAGACGATTGTGAATTTGCTCTTAACTTTAATAAACGCTTATCAGCCTGTTGCGCTTTTGCTTGTGCGTCACGTGATTTTTGACGAGCCAACATTTCGGCTGCTGCAAATAACACAATAAGACGATCATCAAGGTCTGCGCGATCTGAATCCTGTGTTAAGTTTGCAAGCGTTTTGACACCAAAAAAATGAACAGATCCTGTTTGATTTGGTATAGGCCAAACTTCCATTTGCTCACCAGATCCTGTATTACGCACGTCCCATTTGAGAAGTGGTGAAGATCTTTCGTCTATGTTGCTATCAAATATCGAAAAGTCATCAAAGGTGATACCACGCTCAATATCGGTGTAAACGTTACCGTATTTGTATTTAACCGATTTTAAACGATCATAATTTACATCTGTTGGAAAATCATAATAACGCTGACCATTGTTCAACGTCATGCTTCTTTCAACCATTAAGAAAGGCCAGTCATACTCATCATAAAGAACCTCTTGTGTTCGACGTAAGAGGTTCTTTAAGTTTTCAACTTCATCTGTTCCAATGGAAACGTCCTGTGTACGGCCCGTTTCTGCTCTCAGTTGAGCGACAAGTTCATGTAACTGTTTTCCACGAGCCATATTTTTATCCTGCTATATCATTAAACGACACTTCTTCAGGTTGTACAATGTGATCAAGACGATTGGCTTGTGTTTGAGTTTGAGGTTCACGACCCGATTTATCAACTTTTGTTGCACTTTTCGCTACTGCAAAAATATCTTCCTCATCAACAAGACCAAATAATTCCATCTGTTCTTGTGGAAGTTTTTCGACAACAGACCCAAGTGGGCCAAAGATTGTGTCGATAGATTGTTCGCGTTTTTTGAGTGCTGAATCATACAATCCTCTCAATCGGTCTTTTTCTTCACGAAGATCTATTGCTTCGCTTTTCAAAAACTTGACACGAGTAATCGCATCTCCACCATGAATAAATTGTAGGATTAGGATTTCGGGTGCTGAGAGAATTTTCTCAACTTCGTTCATTGTACTACCAGATAGTCGTACTGTTGCTTTAAAATACTGCATTTTACATTGCCTTTCGCAGTTAGAGTTAAAGAAGAAGCGACGCGGCGAACACCGCTTCTTCAGGGATTATTAACCAGCGTATTGTGCTACGCCTTTGTACTTAGGATCTGTTTGGATGATAACAAGATCAAACACACGTGCACCGTTTGCTGCACTGTTTGCGTCATATGTACCACGAACATCACCAGTAGTAGCTGTTGCTTTCGCACTATCACCACCAACAATTGTTCCAGCTGTAGCAGCCGCACCATCTTCTAATTCTGCGATGACAAGTGCACCATCAGAAACAAAAGCTGGAAGACCAAGCACATCGCCTGTACCAACTGTCGCACCAGTTACATCAGCAGACACATCAACAGAAGTGATGGTCTTAAATGCTTTTTTACCAGCAAATGATGTACCAGAAGCAGATGATTCAACAACGGTTTTACCGTATTCATCTGTTCCTGTGACAGTTAAGACAGCTGTGTTTGTCCATGCAGCAACAACGTTACGAGGAACGTCGAATGTTGCAACACCACCAGAAGCAAGAGCACCAGCGATTGTGCCAGTACCAGCTGCTGTAATTGCCTGTGAAGCACAAACACCATCAGCATCAGCTGTGTCAGGTGCGCCAAGGTTTAAAACAACCGCAGCGGCAGGTGTAACACGTTCAACAACATTGTCTGTGAAGTCTGTGTCAACAACACCGTCATCATCACCACCCACGTTAAACTCAGCGTTTACACGTGCACCAGATGGGATGCTTGTCGCACCCAAATAAGTGACAGTGATTTCTGAAGCACCAAATGCGACTGTGAAGTCAGCAGGTGCGTTCAGATAACTCTGAAATTTATCAACGAATAGTTTGTGACCAAACGCGGCAAATGAACCAGCGTTTGTGTTTGTCGGATAAGGGAACGTAAACGTCCCATCGGTAGCAACCGCAGATCCAACAGTAGTTTCAACTAGTTTAAAAGACATAATTGATTTTCCTTTCTTTGATTAAGCGATTGTAACTTTACCAGATGTGTTACGTTGTTTACAGACCAAACCACAAACATCAGTGATTGAGCGATACATGACGTATTTATCATGTGGACGCGCAGGTGAGTGACGTTTGCTTTTTTCACTGTCCATGTACATTGCGTAAATTGCATTACAGTCAATGATGTAAAGTGACTTAGTTTCACCAAGATCATCCAATGTTGGATCATAGTGAATGTTCACACCTTTGAACTGAGTATCTGCAACACTCATGTCAATAGAACCAGATCCAGCCCATCCGTTGTCTGTGTATGTTCCGTTCGCACGAAGTTCTTTTTCAAGAGCGTCGAGGAAATCAGAACCAGCAAGCATGACGTGCTTTGGATTACCGTAACGTTTAAGCTGACGGAATTCTTTCTGTAACGCCTGTGCGATTGTTGACGCAGAAGGTGTTGACGTTGAAAGACCAAGGTTCACACGGTTTCTCCACCAAGTATTTGTTGATTGGTCAATACCACCAACAATTGTTGCTGAAGTTGGATCATCGAGAATGAAAGATTTCAGACCAGGAACAAGTTCGCTATCCTGAGTACCATCACGCCAGAACATATCGTTCATACCGCGTGATCTACCTTCCATCATGTCCTCAATTTTGTCATCGAGAAGATCAGCAAGTGCTGTGATTTCACGATCACTGTGACGAGTCTCACGACGACCAGTTGTGGTTTCTGCAATGGAAATACCATTTCGTTGCAACTCATCAAAAGTTACTTCGATACCAGCGTGAAGACGCTTGTATGGGAAAGTCGCTGTTTTGATGTTTGCAGGGTTTGCATAGCTTACGCTATCATCGTGTGAGAAACCCTGAATGGTAGTTGTGTATTCACCTTTTACACGCACAGTAAGGAATTCCTTACCAGCAGGGAAGGTCTTTGATTTTTCATCAAATTTCTTCAACAAAGGCTTGTCTTGAATGGTTTGAGAGTAAATTTTACCTCGCTCCATGTGATGATCGAGAGTTGCGTTAGCAATGTTCTCTATTTCTTGTACTGAAAATGCCATGATTCGCTCCTTTTAGCATTAAGTGTTAAGTGCTCTGCGGATCACGTCTGCTGTATCTTTGGGTGCGGGTTGAGTAGTGACTGTACTTCCACCATCTACTGTTTGAATTGATTTTTTCGGCATAAACTGCTTCAAATCTTTCTCAACAAACTTTCGGGCATCTTCAGCTAATTTAATAGCTTCATCAACCGTCTGTGGCATCTTACCTTCTCTATTCGCCCTTGCCAACATCAACTCGACTTGATCAAGAACACGATCTTTCTTTTTGTTGTAATCAGGATCTGACTTAGACCACTTGCTTTCCCAATTGGTAATACCGTCTTGGATTGCTGTGGTTTGTTCCTGTTGCTGTTGACGTTGAGTTTGTATCTGTTGGCGTTGCTGCTTTTCTTGAGTAATGATCTGATTTGTCTGGTTCATTGCTCTTGAACGTGAGATCTCTATTGCGTGTTCACGCGTTAAAAATCCCTGCTGCACCTGTTGTTGAAGATCTTCTGGTAGAATATTACCCGTAACTTGCAACAACTGCTGATAATGTGGATGGATTAACTCTAATGCCTTTGCAGGATCATTTTTCATTAATGCACCAATTTCAAACAACTCATTGGCTTCTGGTTCGGTAATACCGTTTTGCTCCAAATAACCTGTAAACTGTCTGTAATTACCAGCGTCAACAGTGGCCTCTTCCAGTTGGGCAGTAAGAGTTTCTTTTTCCTCTTTTGCTTTATGGTAAAGACCTTTGAGTTTATCAAACCGTTCAGCTGTTGCCTTTTTTAAATTGGCTCTTTCTTCGGGTGTGAAATCCTCAAACTCATCTTCTTCAGCTTCAGAATCATCATCTGTCTTATCACCTTTCGGTTCTTTTCCAGAATCATCATCTTCGTCTTCATCTGAATTACTCTCAGATTTGTCGTCTTCATCCCCATCACCATCAATCGCATTCATAACGACATCAAATGTGGAAGGTTCAGCTTCCGACTTTTCCGAGTTGGACGAATCCTCGGCATTGTTTTCTATGTCCGACGGGTTGGGAGTGGACGAGTCTTCCTGTTGTTGCTGGTCCGTTGGGTCAGTTTTGAGATCTTCATCTTCGGTTGGCGAAACCATATTTGCGGCCTTTCTATTAAAAGATTACCCACGTTTCACAACGTTAGTTAATTTAGTTTCTCAAACCCCGACATATAAGTCAACAAGTTTGTTGCAAAAATATCACACTATCAATAAAAGTATTTCCTCTTCTTCACGCTGAAGACGATATTTTTCATTAATTAAATTAACAGATGATTCTCTCACATATTCTTCTTTTAAGCGAAGCGTACCACCTGTTCCTTTGCGACGGACGGGCGGTAAAAACGTTGTTCTAACAATTCCTTGCCCATCAACTGTCATTTCGTCAAGGGTTATATCTGAATTACCAGAAATATCAGTGAAAAACACAGAACCTGTTGCGGATAATGTTAGTGTTCCAAAATCAACATTTGTGTCACCAGAAACATTAACATCACCAAGGGACGAAACAGACAATATTCCAAGATCAATGTCTGCGTTACCGTTAATGCCTGTAAAACCTGCTGTTCCTGATGAATTTAACGTAATATCACCAAGCGTGATGTTTGCCACACCATCAACATCAATATCACCATCTGATGAAGCGGTTAATGCCCCAAAATTAATATCTGCATCACCAGAAATAATCACATCACCAGATGAAGAAACACTCAGTGTACCAAAATCAATATCTGCGTCACCGTCTATTGGTGCAGCTGTAACTGTACCCGTTGAAGATGCTGTCATACCACCAAGTGTTATATTCGCACTACCCGTCACCCCCGATGCGGATGAAGACGTAATGGCTGATAAATCAACAACACCCCATCTGGCTTCAACATTGTTACCAGACCTTTGAACCCAATGCTGAATAGTCCCCGTTGCATCAGTAATTCTAGCTGTTAAACGCCCTCTTGCGTGTGCCGTTCCTGCACCCGTTGTTGACACAAACCACTCAAGCGATAAATGTTCAATATCACGATCTGTCGGTGTGCCAGCGGGAAAAGACGCTGTTGTATAACTATTGTTACCTTCAGGATAATTCGCATTACTGGCACGTGTAATACTTAGATCATCGTGTTGTATTACATGAAAATATTTAGCACCATCCGCATTACCACCACTAACAAGTTTATACTGCAATGTTGTCGTTGTTGCACCAGCTTGCGGTAATAACAATACATCAGCAAGACCCGTTTCTGAGGTATCACCTTGCAACGACGCATCAATAATCATTGCTGTTGCCCAATCGCCCACATCAAGTGTTGAACCGCCCGTACCTGTGCTGTCCGTATTTAGGGTTAGTGTTTGTAATGTTCCACCAGCAACATTACCACTGTCATGAACAGCGTGACCAACAGACCAGTTAGATCCTGTAAATTCAACAACTTCTACGTAAGCAGTTATTGTGCCTGCTGTTGATTGACGCTCAACAACAATTTCGTCACTTGAGTTAATATAAATTCCAAGAGTAGAGGCGTCATAATCGTTTCTAGTTGTACCGTTATAATTTGCACCATTGTAAATTGGTACGGCTTTATTTCTATCTACAAGACCCGTAACGGACAATGTTGCACTAGCTGTTCCAGCTGCCAAAGTTACAGCATAAGAACCACGACTAATAAATTCATTGCTACCACCCGACGGGCCAACATATCGCCACACCTCACCAACAAACTTTTGAGTGTTTGCATTATTTTTATAAAAAGTAAGTTCGTCTGTGTCAGTAAATTCAACACCAGCATGAGCGTCGTTGGCGTTCATATTTCCCGTGTTGCCAACACGACCAACAGCTTTATCAGTAGATGTCATTTTACGAACAAATGCGTTCGCAACATTTCCAACATCATTTATTAGTGTGTGAGTAGAACCAGAAGCACCAACATCAACATCAAATGTTTCAACTAAAATATCATTAGTTTCTGAACCACCAGATGCCGTGTAATAAATTTTTATTTGTGCACTATCGAAAGATAAAGTATTAAATCCTGGTGGTTGACCAGAAATAGAAACACCAAAATCATTTGATGCAATAATTGATTGTGTTAAAGTTGCACCCCAAGTGTCGGTTGGACCACCAAAAGTTATACCATCTGTTGTGGGTGTAACACTTGTTGATTTAGTGTTACCAATAAAATCTTGACCATCCGATTCAACAAGAACTGCTGATATAGACCCATCGCCATCACTTGTTGTTGCCCCCTCAAGAAAAACCTCAACACCGTTTATTGTTGCACCAGTTGGTACAAAAGCACCCAAATCAAAGGTGTTTGTGTAACAAAAATTTGTCCCACCTGGAACAAAACCACCATTAGATGTTACTAGATTACCGTCATCAGCTGTTGCGTTACCAGGGTTGTCCCACCCAAACCCCGAATCACCTATACCAGCCGCTTCTGCTGCTTCTGCAATTACAAAACCTGTATCAGCCATTCATTTTCAGCCCTTACTCTGAAGCTGAACAATCAAATGGATTATTCAGCTTTTTTTAATTTTTGTTTGGAAGCAAATTTTGCATTTTGCACATCTGCACGTTTTTGAATTCTTTCTTCACGACCAGCCAGTCCATTTTCATCAGCATCTGCTACAAAATTTACAACTTCAGACAGTGCTTTTTCAACTTCATCTTTAGACGCGTCATCATGTTGTGCAATACTCGCAATAGCTTGTTGGGCACGTTTTACTTTTACATTAAGATCCATTTTAAAATCTCCTTATGAATTTGCATCATTCAACGTAAACGTTGAAATTGCGACATTTTGACCAGAAGATATTGATGTGTTATCTAACTCAATATCCCCACCACCTGAAGTAGCTGTTACACTACCCTGCATATGACATGTAGAGCCACCACTATCTGTGATTCTAAAATGACCAGCTGTACCAGTCGCGTTTGCAGAAGCATCTTCCCATGTTCCTGTTTTGGCTTTTGAGCCACTTGACGCGGCTGCCATCCAGTCTGATGGAAGTGTCATTGATGCTAAAAGTGTTCCACTATCCGCTGCTGCACAGTTAGCGGGTTGTGTGCCTGATCTAATTTCTAAAATTGCACCAGTGCCGATTTCTGTCTCAACAGCATCTAATCGTGCATTTCTAACGTCTGTACTTAATTGAACTGCCATGTGTTTGCTCCTATTCTATTCCAGTGATATTACCACTATTGTCACGTTTTACAACTTTCTTAGCACCAGTGACTTTTACAAGTTCTGCTAAATGCTTGTTTGTCTGCTTTTGCTCTTTTGATAAATCATCAAACGACCTGCTCATTTTCTCAGTTGCTTTTGTAAGATCAATGAGAGATTTATTAGTTCTGGTATTTGATGATTCTATTTTACTGACCAGAATAATCATCTGACCAACTAATTGTTTCATAACTGGTTCGATTTTTTTAACCGCACCATCTGTTCTTTGCTTTTCAATTCTTAAAAATCCAGCAATAAAGTTTTGAACTGAATTTATTAATCCCTGATTTACTTTTTCAAATTCTTTTGTTTGCTTCTCAATTGCTGGTCCAAAATGGTCAACCTCAGCTTTTTTGAGATCAACTTCACCCTGTGCCATTGTCAATTCACGCACTAAAGATTTAACATGAGCGTCTGTCCACTCTGCTTTACCCTTTTCATCAGTAATTTTCTTAACCGTGTTTTGAATAACCGTTTCCGATGTTCCTTCAGGAAACACTAGTGTTTGACCAGATGGGATCTTAACTTCTATTTTGCTCATATTTGACCCCCATTTTCATCAAACTCCATAACGTTTGTCTGCGCCTGATATGTTGGTTGAGGACCAGGTTCATTCTGTGCAGCCTGTGGTGCGTTGTCAGCACCGTTTGCACCCTGTGCATTAGGGTCATCAGGTGCACCTGCTGCCATCTTACCTGCTTGCGCATTAAGTGCTGTGACAGATGGCATACCCTCAACGATAATCTCATCAAGATCAATTTCGAGAAGATCTGCATAACGCTGACCAAGAGGATATGGATTAACACCTGGTAGCTGAATAAGGTACGGCATACCACGTTCCATATTTGCAAGTTCGGCTGCTTTGTTTGGACGACCAGAAGATCCTGCGCGGATTTTAAGAAGAATTTGCTTCGCAACTTCCTGCTTGCTCATTTCAGGCCATACCGCACCAATACCTACAATTTCAGTAACTGTTTCGGGTGATAATTCCATGACCAATAACTGCCCAAATGCGCTGAAAACGTCTGATAAAAATTCATCAAGATCATCCACGTTGGATGAAAGTGATGTCATGCGACCACCCTCTGCAATAGAACTTTCTGTGGCTGTTGCACCAGATGTGCCGCCAATATTTGCTTCCTGTGCACCAACAATACGAAGTGTGTCTTCCATTTCGGAATTAGTTTCATACAAAGCTGGATCAATATTGACTGTTTGGAACGGTTGAACAAGATCTCCAATCTTTTCACCTTGACCCAATGATTCAAACTCAATCACCGCGTGAGCCTCACCACTTTCCAATTTGTCTTTATCATCTGGTGTCAAACGACCTTTAACAGCCGCATATTTTGGTTTGTTCGCTTCACGATGTAATCGACGATATTCGCGTGAACGATTATACTCAGCCTGAACATGTTTTAATTGGTGCGTGTCTGAGATCGGATATAATTTGCTTTCACTTTCAGAAGCGTTGAACGTTAACGAGAAGACAGGCCAAAAACCTTCCATCCAATAGTCAGGCTGCTTTGGAGCAACCAAGAAACCAGGATAACCATCCGCTATCGTCATTGTCTGCTCAAGATCTTTATTGTAAATTTCCCAAACGCACACCATTCCGTCTTTTTTGTCTTCTGCATCTTTACCACCATCAGCTTTGCGGTGATATTCCGCTAATTCACCTGTGCCGTTTTCGTGGTAAGGAGTATAACCAGAACTTAAATCAACACCATAAATCTTTTGAATATCATTCGGTGTTTTATGGAACTCACGCGCAATCCACCCTGCACCAATAAATCCCATCAGTTGTGTACAACGTGGATCAACAATAATATCTGTTGCTTTGGGGAACATAAACTTTGGACCTTCGCGAAGAAGAACACCCTGTTTTGATGTTAAATCTTCGATCATTGTTTCGAGTTCATATTTCTCATGTTCAAGATCTGATGATAGTTCACCATCTAATTCGTCTTGAGCACGACGCTGAATTTCAGCTAATTTGTTACGACTATCTTCAAGCTGTGCTGTTTCATCTGGTGATAGTTCACCAATGTCACGCTGAAAACCAAGCATAAGGTATGCAACACCACACGTCTTTGCACGACGGACGAAAGATTTCATCAACGGTTTTAGGCGTGGTTTTTGCTCGTTTGAATAATAATCAAATAAAACCTCAAGCGTTTTACCAATTTTACCCATCATTTCTTGTTTTTGACGACCCTGCTCAATATCTTGTGCAAGTTCGATTGACGCTGGATCACCAGCCATTGCACCCTCAAGCGCAGCCATTGCTGTGTCAGGCTTACCATCCCACAACTTGTAATCTAGTGTTTTGCGTTTTTCAGCCGTTGCTGTCGGGTTTTTTGCATAAAGAGAAGAAACAGCTTGGTTCAAATAACGATTAATAATCGGGACAGTATAATTTTTACTATTTACCCAATCATCTGTTGCACCCTGACGCGCAATAACCATGTCTTCGCGCATACGCTTAAAATCATCTTCAAAATAACCTTTTGAAGCTAATATCTTTTGTTGCCATTTTTTAACAGATTGTTCTTGACCAGGTTCTACAACGGGTACTTCACGCTGCACACCGCTTTCGGTTTTAGGTTCGTCCCCCATCATACTTTCTAATGTTAATTCTTCTTCCATTTACCAACCTTTAGAATTCTTGCGTCGCTTATTCGCTCGTTTAAGTTTATCACTCTCATAAATAACCCACGCACCTGTGCCAGTTTTGGGAATATCATTTTTTGGGGGAACAAAGCTGGTCGCAGCAAATTCCTTTACCAATCCTAACCCAATCCACGCTATCCAGTCAACGAAATCATCGTTTGCTCCGTAAGGAAATTTCAACAATTGATTCTTTGCATCTTGATACCAAGGCGCAAAAGAAGGGAAATGCACCTTCCCCATTGACATACGGCCCTGAATTGATCGCGCACGTGTCATTTTATCTTTTGTTGGTACAACAGGGTCAATCATCGTATAAGTTTTGGTTTCCATCATCCGTTTGCGTAAAAACGGCCCAAATGACTTGGAGATAAGTTCTGATTCCATCCACCAACATGCGGGTTTATGAATTCTGAATTTTTGAATAAGTTCCTCAACTGTGCGATCTGTTGCCATTTGATCCCACACAAGGTCTGGTAAAACCCAAACGTCGTCATTTTCATCAATACCGACACACCCGATAACCGTTTTATCTCGTTTTTGTTTTTCAGACACCGCGTGGTCAGAAGCACCATATATTCGCAAATTTTCTGGTAAATCTGCTGGATTATGATACTCACTGATCATATCTGTTGTGAAATACGCACCATCTTCTGGTGATGGAGATCCCATAACAAGTGCCGAAAATGTTCGCGAATCCCCGCGTTTCCATTGTGCAAAGTGAGCAAGCGATTTCGATTGAGGCCACAAAGCTGTCATAGGCTCTTTACCAAAGGCTTCGATAACTTTTTGGTTCGTGGGTACTTTAAGTGTTAAACCAAGAGCATTAGCAAGGCGTTTATCCTTGATAACACCTGGTATATTCATGAACTCCCAGTCATCCGCAATGCCCTTGAAACGCTTATCTCTCTCTGTGTGCGTCGGGTCACAAAGTCTTCCAATGAGGTCGTCTTCATTCCATCGTGTGTGGATAACGCAGATTTTGGTATTGTTGGATGCACGACTGTAGGCAACTTTGTAAAACCATGACCATATTTTTTCCAAATGACTTTCAGTGAACTCATCATCATCTCCTTTAAACGGATCGTCGATTATGATATAGTCGGCTGTACGACCCGTAATAGTACCACCGACACCAATAAAGAATATTTTACCACCAGCTTTGTTCTGCATAAAGGATTTAGATTTTGCATCAGCTTGAAATTCAACTTCAGGGAAAACTTGACGGAAAGTTGGTTTATCACGGATCATCTGACGAAATTCGTGACCTAATTCATCGGCTCTTGTCTGATTGTAAGTCACAACCAGAATGTTTTTCCGTGGATTGTTACCCCAAATCCACGATAATCCGATTTGAGACAAATGAATTGTCTTACCATGTTGGGGTGGGATTGACACGGCTACTCTTTTCGATTTTCCACTCTCAAATCGCTCAACTATGTCGCATAACATCTTAGCATGACCAGATCGTTGATATTCTGTTTTATCAACGTCATCGGGATCTTCAGGATCTGGCATCATTATCTGACAGTAATCCAACATGCAATGACGCGCACTCTCTTGCAAAAGTACGCGTTTACCAATCAGTAATTCTTCTTTGAGTTGTTCAGTTGATAGGTGTGAGAGGTCTGTCATTATCTACATTCTTTATCAACAGGATTGTCTGAACAAAGGCAATCATAAACCGCCAACTGCTCTATAGTCATTGTTGCTGGATCTGAAACCAGACAATAATCACCTATTGTATTTTTCGCGCAACTTCCGACGAATATCGTCATTAAGACGGAAAACAGCACCTTTTGCTTTTTTGACATTATCAATAACACTTTCCGCAACTTCTAATTTTTGTTCATTTTGGCCTGTCTTACGATCTTGACTACGGATATGAATATACATACCCCCAAGACCGAGCAACAGGCCAAGAATGATGATTAAATTAGTCATTATACATTTCGTTGTATAAGGCTTGTGTAATAGGAACATCTGTGCC